CATGAATGATTTACAAAATGCAGTAGCAGTAAATAGAGAAACAAAATCTGAAACTAAATCTGATACTAAATCATCTTTAACTTTCGGAAAGTAAATGTCAAGAAGAGAAAGTTATAGAACTTCCAATGCTTACAATAGTAATTCGTATAATGCAGGTATAAGTAAAAGTACAAAAACAAATACAGTAAACAATACTGGAAGTGGAGACAATAATAGAGAAACTTATAGAACCACAACTTATAGAACAACAAAAGTTTCTGCTGAAACAAAAAGAAAAAACGAACTAGCATTAAAAGTAGCTAAACAAAAAAAAGATGCAGAAGCATTTAAAGATTATTCATATCAACCACCTACAGGTTTAGCAAGATTTTCACCTCTTGCTCAAGGTTTACATATTACAGGTTTAGGTAAAAAAGGATTTGAAGTAAATAAATCTTATTATGAAAGAAATGTTATTGGAAAAGCAAAACCAGGTGGTGGATTTTATGGTGCATCTATAGATGATTATAAAGGTTATATGCAAGGAAGAGGGTCTGGTACAGTTGATGCAATGGGAAGAACAATTAATAATCGTGATGAAGGTGGTGGTCAATTAGTTCAAAAAAATATTGGTGGAAGAACTTTACTCACAACAACACCAACTACTGCAGAAGTTTCTCAAAGCAAAGCAGCACAAGTAGAAGATAGTGTTGAATTAAAAAAAAAAAGAATTAAAGCAAAAGGAAGATCACCAACAATCATGACAGGAGTTACTGGTGCAACTGGTGGCTTGACTTTAGGTAAACCAAGTTTATTAGGAATGTAATATGGCACAATCAGAAAAAGCAAAAATTTTATTATCAAGATTTGACAGACTAAAAACTCAAAGACAAAATTGGGAAAGTCATTGGCAAGAAGTTGCAGACTATATGCAACCAAGAAAAGCAGACGTTACCAAAACAAGATCTAAAGGTGATAAAAGAACTGAACTTATTTTTGATAGTTCACCATTACAATCAGTAGAATTATTATCAGCATCACTACATGGTATGTTGACTAACCCATCTACACCTTGGTTCTCTTTAAAATTTAAGAACGAAGGAATGGAAGGAGAGGATGAAGCTAAAGCCTGGTTAGAATCTGCTACTGAAGTTATGTACTCTGCATTCAATCAATCAAACTTTCAACAAGAAATATTTGAACTGTATCATGATCTAATTACATTTGGTACGGCAGCAATGTTTATCGAAGAAGATGATGAAGATAATATAAAATTTTCTACAAGACATATTAATGAAATGTATATTTCAGAAAATGACAAAGGTAGAATTGATACAGTATTTAGAAAGTTTAGAATATCTGCAAGAGCTGCAATACAAAAGTTTGGTAGCGTATCAACTAACATTGCAGTTATAGCAAAGAAAGATCCTTACGAAGAAGTATCAATACTTCACGCAGTTTATCCTAGAGCAGACTTTGATCCTAAGAAACAAGACAAAGAAAACATGAAGTTTGAATCTGTATACTTAGACGCAGATAGTGGAGACGAATTATCTGTATCTGGTTTTAGAGAGTTTCCTTTTGTAGTACCAAGATACTTAAAAGCATCACACGAAATTTATGGTAGATCTCCTGCAATGACAGCTTTGCCAGACGTTAAGATGCTAAATGAAATGTCAAAAACTATAATCAAGTCTGCGCAGAAACAAGTTGATCCACCTTTACTTGTTCCAGATGATGGTTTTATGTTACCTGTAAGAACAGTACCAGGTGGTTTAAATTTTTACAGAGCAGGAACTAGAGATAGAATTGAACCTCTAAACATTGGTGCAAACAATACACTAGGTTTAAATATGGAAGAGCAAAGAAGAAACTCAATTAGAAATGCTTTCTATGTTAATCAACTTATGATGCAAGATGGTCCACAAATGACGGCAACAGAAGTTATTCAACGTAACGAAGAGAAGATGAGATTACTTGGTCCAGTTCTTGGTAGACTTCAATCTGAATTATTAAAACCATTAATCGATAGAGCGTTTGCAATATTGATGAGAAGAAATTTATTTGCACAAGCACCAGACTTTTTATCTGGTCAAGAAATAGAAATTGAATATGTATCACCACTTGCTAAAGCACAAAAATCTACAGAGTTATCATCTATCATGAGAGCAGTAGAAATTTTAGGTAGCTTATCAAATGTTGCTCCAGTATTTGATCACATCAATATGGATAAATTAGTTAGACACTTAACTAGCATTGTTGGTGTACCTCAAAAAATTTTAAAGCCACAAGCTGAAATAAATGCTGAAAGACAACAAGCAGCACAACAACAAGAACAAATGCAACAGATGCAACAAGTTCAACAACTAGCAGAAGCAGGAGGAAAAGTAGCACCATTAGCAAAAGCATTGCCAGAAGAAGCGCAAGCAGTAGCTAATGCAGACGCAGAATAATATGGAAACAAATAAACAGTTGGAAAACATAATTAAAAAACTAAAAGACAATTATCAATATATTTTTAATACAGACGAAGGCAAAGAAGTTTTGTCTGACTTAGAAAAAAGATGTCATTATCATTCTACCACCAACATAAAAGGTGATAGTCATGAGAGTGCATACATGGAAGGTCAACGTAGCGTACTTCTATTTATAAAACAAATGCTACAAAAGGAGAATAAAAATGTCAAATGAACAGATAACACAAAATGATGTGCCTGTAGAAGAGACAACACAAACTACTACAGACACTCCTCAAACAATTGAACAACCTTCAACTGTTGCTAAATCTTGGAAAGAAACAATCTCGGAAGAGTTTAGAAATGATCCTAATATTTCTAAGTTTACTGAAATAGATGCGTTAGCTAAAAGTTATATCAACGCAACTAGAATGATTGGTCAAGATAAAGTTGCAGTACCAAATGAAAACTCAACAGACGATCAATGGAATGAAGTGTACGGAAAACTTGGCAGACCAGAATCTGCAGATAAATATCAGTTAGAAGTACAATCAGAAACAGCTCCATTAGATGAAAGTGCAATAAAACAATTTGCAGAGAACGCTCATCAACTTGGTTTAAATAATAAACAAGCGCAAGGTATTCTAGAGTTCTATAAAAGTTCTATGGAAGGTTCTATTCAACAAGCAAGAGTAGATACTGAAACTGCTCAAGCAAATGCTGAACAAGAACTTCGTAAAGAATGGGGTAGATCTTATGACGAGAATATAAAAAAAGCTGGTGCTATTGCTAAAGCAAACATGAGTGAAGATATTCTTAACATGGAATTAAAAGATGGTACTCGTATTGGAGATCATCCTTCTGTGATAAAAGGTTTTGCAAGCATTGCTAATCTAATGTCTGAAGATAAATTAGTAAGTACAGAAAGTGAGAATGTTGATAGAGGTACAGACTATGAAGCCGAAATTAGCAAACTTGTTAATGATAGGGATGGTCCATATTGGAATAAAGCACATCCAGATCATGACAAAGTAGTTCAACAAGTATTTACTTTAAGAACTATGATCAATGGATAAAGAAGAATTAAGATTAGAAATACTTCGTATTGTTGTAGAGAGTGGATCAGAAAATCAAAAATCTAATCCCTTGCCAATCTGCGAAGAATATTATAAATGGGTTTGTAAGGCGAGTGAAAATTCGCCTAACAAAAGTAAGACAATTCGTAAGAACCTTACCGACAAGAAGGAATAGACTCTAGTCTAACAGACTTTAAATGCAAGAGAAGCCAGAATTTCTGATAACGTCTCTGTTTTGTTTTAACATTAACTTAACAATTAAGGAGACATAATATGTCAACTGAAATAACAAAAGCATTTGTAGAACAATACAGTTCAAACATACAAATGTTATCACAACAAAAAGGATCACTTTTAAGAGATAAAGTGAGACTTGAATCTGTTACAGGGAAGAATGCTTTCTTCGACCAAATTGGTTCTGTAACTGCAACTGTAAGATCAACTAGACACTCTGACACTCCACAAGCAGATACTCCTCACTCAAGAAGAAGAGTTTCACTTGTTGACTATGAGTTCGCAGATCTTGTAGACGATCTAGATAAAGTAAGAATGTTAGTAGATCCTACTTCTAGCTATGCACAAGCTGCTGCTTATGCAATGGGTAGAGCGATGGATGATGCAATTATTGCTGCTGCTACAGGAGCATCTGATACAGGTGTTGCTGGTGGTACTTCTGTTGCATTACCTTCTTCACAAAAGATTGCTGAAGCTGGAACTGCTGGTTTAACTATCGCTAAATTAAGACAAGCGAAAGAGATCATTGACTTACAAAGTGTTGATCCTTCACTAAAAAGATACATCGTAGTATCTCCAAAACAGATCACAGATCTATTAGGAACTACTGAAGTAACTTCAAGTGATTTCAATACAGTAAAAGCATTAGCATCTGGTGATGTTAATACTTTCTTAGGTTTTGATTTCTGTGTAACTAACAGACTAACAATCGCTTCAAGCAAAAGAAAATGTTTCGCTTTCGTACAAGATGGTGTTGCATTAGCTATGGGTAAAGACTCTACTGCTAGAATCGATGAAAGATCTGACAAAGGTTACGCAACTCAAGTTTACTATTCTGCTGCATTCGGTGCAACTAGAATGGAAGAAGCTAAAGTTGTAGAAATACTTGCTCACGAAGCATAGTAAATAAATTTTAGGGGGTGGAAGCGAGAGTGGAAACCCCCTAGAGTGCATGAAACAAATTAAAGATCTACAAACTGTTCTACATTTTAAAAAAGGAGATCATGTTTATAGATATGTTTTAGTAGATAGATTTAAGAATGATGGTAAAAATCATTATGGTTTTGATACAAAACAAGGTAGAACAACAGAAGAAATCTTTGCGTTAGAAAAAGATAGACAAATAAGACGCAAATATATTATAAGGAAGTAGTATGGCATCAGTAGTAGACATTTGTAATGGAGCATTAAATCAACTAGGTGCATCGACAATATTATCACTTACAGAAGATTCAAAAAACGCAAGACTTTGCAACGCAAGATACACACAAGTTAGAGATAGTTTATTTAGATCTCATCCCTGGAACTGTTTAATCAAAAGAGTTGAACTTGCAAAAGATACAGAAACTCCTTCATGGGGTTTTAGTTATCAGTTTACTTTACCTGCAGATTGCTTGAGAGTTCTTACAATTTTAAACTATGATTATGATTATAAAATTGAAGGAAGAAAAATTGTAGCAAATCATGGAACAGTAAAAATTCAATATGTTGCAAGAATTACAGATGCTAATCAGTATGATGAATTATTAAGAGAAACAATTTCTGCATCACTAGCAGCAGACATTGCATACGCAGTAACATCTTCTAATCCTACTGCACAAAATATGTATAATTTATTTCAAGACAAATTAAGAGAAGCTAGATTTGTAGATGCTACAGAGGGTCAGAACGCTAATCCAGATAATGGTCAATCAGATGTTATTGGATCTTCTTCTTTTATAAACTCAAGGTACTAACCTATGGCTAGAGTTGCTGTTCAATTAACGAACTTCACAGGTGGAGAGTTATCACCAAGGCTAGATGGTAGAAACGATTTACAAAAATACCCTACAGGATGTAAGACTTTAGAAAACATGATTGTATATCCTCATGGAAGTGCAGCAAGAAGATCTGGCTCACAGTTTGTAGCAGAAGTAAAAGATAGTTCTAAAGAAACAAGATTAATTCCTTTTGAGTTTAGCACAACACAAACTTATATGTTGGAGTTTGGAAATCAGTACATAAGATTTTATAAAGATGATGGTCAAATATTATCTGGTGGTTCGGCTTATGAAATTAGTTCACCATACTTAGAAGCAGAACTGTTTGATATTAAATATGCTCAATCAGCTGACGTTATGTATTTATGTCATCCTAATCATCCTGTAAAAAAATTAGCTAGAACAGGTCACACATCCTGGACACTAACAAGTGTTGAATTTACTAATGGTCCATTTATGGATCATAATATTGAAACAACAACTATGGCTGCTTCACATACTAATAAAGGTCAAACAGGAACATTAACTTTATCATCAACTACTGGAGTTAATTCTAATCAAGGTTGGTTAGCTACAGATGTTGGTAGATTAGTTCATGTACTTGATGGTCATGTAAAAATTACAGGATACACATCAACAACTGTTGTAAGCATGGAAGTGTTATCTGATATATCAAATGGATCTGCTCAAACAGATTTTGCTTTAGGTTCTTTTAGTTCTACTACTGGTCATCCTTCTTGCGTAACTTTCTTTGAACAAAGATTAGTATTTGCAGCAACCTTATCTCAACCACAAACATTATTCTTTTCTAAATCTGGTGATTACGAAAACATGGATGATGGTTATCACGAAACTGTAGCAGACGATGATTCTATTATTTATACAATTGCTTCTAACCAGGTAAACGCAATTAGATTTATGACAGCTACAAGAACCTTAATCATTGGTACTGCAGGGGGTGAATTTGCAGTTAGTGGGGGTGGTACTGATATTGCAATTACACCTACAAACATATTAATTAAAAAACAATCTAACAATGGTGCAGCAAACGTAGATGCTTTAGCAGTAGGTAACGCAACATTATTTTTACAAAGAGCAAGAAGAAAGTTAAGAGAACTAGCATACAACTTTGACGTAGATGGTTATGTTGCTCCAGATCTAACTAT